TGCCTATGTTGATGCATTGCGTACCTACTCAACTGTCGGCGGCGACTGGACAAAAGTTTCTCTTTCTACAGACACGCTTTATAACCCAGCAAAAGAAGCAGTGCTTTTCGGTGGAGGAACAAACAGTCCATCGGCTGCTGCTTTAAGTGGTGCAACGGCTAACCAGCAAGTATCTGCGTACGACAATGTTATGAACACGCTCCAGCAATGGGGACTTGACACCAACACGGACCTTATCAACCGTGTCAAGGGCATGATTATCACAAATGCCAACACGCCCAGCCTTGTAAATGCTGATGCGGTTTTGAATCAAATTCGTGAATCAGATGCGTACAAGCAAGCCTTCCCGGGCTTGACTGAGCGAAACAACAACCCAAACATCCCGGGTGCCGAACACATGACCGAACAGCAATACATGACTTGGATGGCATCTGTTCAAGGAACGGCTCAACAATATGGTTTGCCAAATTTAACTACTGCAGAAATTACATCATTAGTTAAAGGCAACGTATCTGCGGCTGAGTTTAACCAGCGTGTTATTCAAGGCTACGCCGCTGCAGCAAATGCTGACCCAGCGGTTAAAGCACAGTTGGCCAACTACGGTATCAACACCCACGACCTTGCCCACTACTACCTCGACCCCAAGAATTCCATTACCAAGTTGGAACAGCAGACAGCCGCGGCCACCCTTGCTGGATACTCTAGGGAAATTGGATTGCAGGGTCTCAGCAGAGAGGGAACGATTGAGCTGGCTGACCGAGCCAACCTTGGCGCCGCTTCGGGCCAATCAGGTATGGGCACCCAAAGCATGGCTTCCATTCAGAACGCTCTACTTGCCGCTTCTAAGGACAGCGCCCTTAACAGCACTACACCGGGTGCCAACAAGTCAACCGTCGACGCCAACACCATTATTGGCGCACAGGTAGCCGGATTCCAAGGCACCAACCAAGTCGAAGCCCAGACCCGGGTCATGAGAGCCGAGCAAGCCAAGGTAGCCCCATTCGAAAAGGGTGGTGGATACCTTGAGACTGGCAAGGGAGTTATTGGCCTTGGTAGTGCAAGGACGTAACATTCAGGGTACGGAATGGTATCTTTGAAGTAAGTACTTGGCCCTATGTACCGGAATAGGCGAGCTACCTACTTACTCCACTTTGGGAGGGAACGACCCAAGGCGTGTACAGAGTTCATTAAATATCCGCTTTATTAACCTCTGGTAAAGTGCGTAATCTACAGGAGAGACCCAGACATGGCATACGACGAATTTGATGACGAGATGGAACAGACTGACCGCTTAGACCCGAACATTCGGCGTCAACTGCGCGAGGCTGAAAAAGCCAAGAAGGAATTAGAAGCAGTGCGAGCCCAACTTGAGTTGGAGCGCCGCGAGGTTCTGTTCTCAAAGGCTGGTATTCCTGACACTGGCGCAGGCGCTTTGCTTCGCAAAGCTTACGATGGAGAGTCTTCTTTGGAAGCAATCCAAGCGGAAGCTGAGAAGTACGGTATCCTTGGTCAGACTCAGGCACCCACTCCCGTCGCTCAAGAGCCGTCGTTTGATGCTGAACTTGAAGCCCAACGTCGGGCCCAAGGTGCTACTGTCGGTTCTGTAGGCGCAATGCCAGACGCAGAGCAGGAGTACATGGCTGCTATTTCCGCAGCCACCAGTGTCGAAGAAGTCATGAGGGTCGTAAAGGGCGAACTCGGCCAACGAGTTGGCGTCCAATCTTCGCAGATTTAGCACTGAGCCTTTCCAACTAAAAAGAAAGGAGCTCAGTCAAAATGACTGACTCATATGTAGGTACCGGCACCGGCCTCAGTACCAACTTCAACACCTCGCAGGCTGCTTATGACCGCATGGCTTACTTTGCCTTGCGTCCTGAGTTGTACTTCGACCAAGCTGCAGACGTTCAGGCCACCGCTCAGGCGATGCCGGGTTCTTCTGTAACCTTTACCATTGTTAACGACTTGCCAATTGCTTCAACGGCTCTAACCGACGAAACAACCGACGTGGCTCTTCAGTCGATGACTGACTCACAGGTAGTCCTGACCCTTCAGGAATACGGTGCTTCAGTAGGTACCACCGCCAAGCTGCGTGGAACCTCGTTCATCGACGTTGACCCTGTTGTTGCTAACGTCGTTGGTTACAACGCTGGTGTTTCACTTGACACGATTGCCCGTAAGGCTTTGGACTCAGGTTCACAGGTTTACTACGGTTCGGGTCTTGGCGCAACGTCACTCAACAGCTCCGTTACCACTCGTTCGGCTGTAGCCGGAACCAACACGATTTCCGCTTTGGACATCCGTGCCATCCGTGCTCGTCTGCGTGCTCAGAACGTTCCTACCTTCGGTGGGTACTACGTTGGTTACATCCACCCCGACCTCGTTGCGGACCTTCAGGGCGAAACTGTCTCTGGTTCCAACATTCAGGGATGGCGTGCACCACACGTCTACGCTCAGCCGGGTGAAATCTGGACCGGTGAGCTCGGCGCATTCGAAGGCGTACGTTGGATTGAAACCCCTCGTGCTCCTGTATTCGCTGGCGCTGGTGCGTCTTCGACAAACGTCTACGGTACCATCATTGTTGGTCGCCAGTCGCTTGCTAAGACTCACTCGATGATTGACGGAAACGGTGCTTACCCGCACTTGGTCCCCGGTCCAATCACCGACCGCCTGCGTCGTCTCGTACCTCTGGGTTGGTACTGGCTCGGTGCTTACGGAATCTTCCGTCAGCAGTCAGTTGCTCGCCTTGAGACCGCTTCGTTGCTTGGCTCAGACATCACCGCAACCTACGGCTCACCTGCTGTCAGCGTGAACCCTGCAGTTGACCTCGGTGAAACCGGAAGCCCACTGGCTTAATAGCTAGTAACAAGTATGCCTTGGCCCCGTCAGTGCGCAGTATGCCACAGCTTTGATGTGCAGTTCACTCTTGATGAGTTGTTCTGCCTCATCTGTGGGCGCCTGACGGACGCCAATGGCGTACCTGTACCCCTTGAGATTCAATACGATAAGGAATCGAAATGACAATCCCTACCGGACTCGGACAGGTTCGTGGCATTGAAGCCGCAAACCACCCGGGTTCTCCAATTGGTAACCGAGTATCTCGCGCCGCGGCTAATGATGCCAAGGCCGTAAAGGGCGAAGTATCAGACCCTTGTTACTGTGGTTGCTGTGACATGACCGACCCTAGGTGGAAATAATGGAATCACGCGCATCATTCAAACAAATTGGAGACGAGTTTCTCCGCAATCGGGCAACCAACAGCGTTGAGACCGGAACCATCCCTACCCCTTCTTCAGCTAAAGAGTCAAATGCTCCTGCCAACCGTGGCATGGAAGAAAACACCGGACGTGGTTCTAAGAACATGCGTCCAGAAATCATGGGAGTTACAACGATTGAGTACGGTTCAAACGCCGACGCTCCAATTGTTGAAGGCTTCAAAGTACACGGGAGCAACTAATGCGGGATAACCAAACCGACACTATGCGTGCTAAGGATGTGTCCTTTGTAGTGGACATGTCTCCTACCACGCTTCTTGAGCAGAACATGATGAATGGCTTTGAGCGCACCACCCGTCCTGTTGGACAGGCTGCACCTGTTGGAGACAACGTCTCCGGTAGCGGTAGCCGTGGAACGACCGATGCCGTTGCTGCGGCAAAACTAGGGTTACCTGTAATTAACAAGAAGTAGAGGGATAACCGTGGCTAAGTATTTCACGCCACCGGTTGTCTTTGACAACCCCCCTATCCTTCCCGACACGACCGGCGTAGCCCGTCGTTTGTTCAGGTACTTCAACAATCGTCCTCGTCACGTCGGCGTGTATGCGCTGAGTGATGGGACGTTTGTGCAAGACACCGCTACTGCGGAAAACAGCAACACCAACATTCCATACCCATACAACCCTTACGACCCAGCCTCACCCTACTCGACTACTTACTACATCGACTTTTCTCAGAACCCACCGCAACCAACTGTAAGCACGGTTGCACAAAACCCATACATTACCAAAACGTACTTCGAGAAGTCGTACGTTACGGACGCGGAAGCAACGGCTTTGACCGCTGCTGGATACGGAGCTTTGATTACAAATGCCTAGGCACATACCTTCTGAGAACTGCGCACCTGATTGCTTTGGATGCAAGATTCAATCTGTTTCTCTTGCCCCATCCGCAACGCCTACCCGCTCCAATGCGGGTGTAATTAATTTTGAAACCAAGAAGAGCCACGCCGACGTTGCCGCTTACAAGCGTCTTCGCAAAGATGGTGTTCAGCCTAAGTCTGTTAAGGGCTCGGCGGAACTTGAGGCTCGTGCCACTTCCAAGTGGGAAATTGAGACTGGCCAGCGTTTAGGTGGCAACGCCAAACTTGGAGAACGATTTGACAAGGCACAGGCCGCTGTCAGCAAGGGCGAAACAATCTAATGGCCTTTATTCTTTCAGGAGTTGTTGCAGGTCCATCTGGGTTCCTTAACGGAGCCCAAGTTGATGCTTGGTTTGCAACCGACCCCAGCACAGGCGACAATCTATTCGTCACCCCACCTGCCGCTGGTAGCACCCCTCCTGCTGGATACACCGCCGCAGCTGGTCCAGTAATCACCGGTACCGAGTTTGGTGGTCCCGGTCAATGGCAGCTTGAAGTACCAGCCGCTATCGACTACTACGTTCGTGTTACCTACCCGGTTGGCTCTGCTAACGCACAGTCCTACTGGTCCTACAACGACTCACTAATTCTTACCAAGGGTGCCACTGGAGCCACTGGCCCCCAAGGGCCCGCTGGACCTACCGGCCCTGCCGGACCTACCGGAGCAACTGGTGCAAC